GACACCTGTGCAGCGCCTTGCGCCCGCGACCAGGAATAGACCGCCGGGGCCTCGTAGCCGGTGTCGATGGCGAGCCGCGCGATGCGCAGATGCGCGCCGCGTTCATGCGGCCAGGACCGGTCCAGCAGCGCGGTCAGCTCCGACCACGCATCATGCCGATCCGGCCCGCCCTCGATCACGACGTGATCGACCAGCCAGCTTTCCAAGCCGCGGCCCCAGGCCCAGACATCGACCTCGATCCGGTCCTTCTGCACATCGGCCCCGGCGGTCAGGAACAGCCCACCCGCAGGCACCGTGCCGGATGTCCAGCGCTCGCGCCGGTCGTAGAGCCGCTGCCAGTCCGGCGCTTCCCCGGTCTCGACCCAGGTCTCGCCGAGGATCGTGTTGCGGAACGCCTTGATCGCTTCGTCCGACCCCTGTGCCGCGTCCCAGGCCCGCACGATCCGCTCCCAGCTCAACCAGCCGATCGGCGAATAAAGCGCTGAAAGGTGATACCCGACCGTGGTCGGATCGGCGGCCGTGGCGGTTGCCCGCCATTCGCCGCCCTCCAGCATCGCCGTCTTGTGGTGTTCCGCGATTGCCGCGTCGCAGCCCTCGCAGTGATATTCCGCCGTCTCCGGGCGGCCCTTCTGCCAGCGCAGCCGGTCGAACTTCAGCCACTGCATCGCGCCGCAATGCGGGCACGGCACGAAGAACCGGCGCTGGTCGCTGGCATCGAACTCCCGCTCGATCCGGCTCAGCCCTCGGATGGTGGGCGTCGAGACCAGCAGCACCTTCCGCCGATGGGCGAAGGTCAGCGACCGCGCCTCGGCCAGCGTGACCGGATCGCCTTCCTCGTCGGCCGAGGCCGGATAGGCGTCGACCTCATCGAGGAAGATGTACCGCGCGGGTGTGGAGCGCAGCCCTACTGCCGAGTTGGCGCCCGTCATGATCAGGATGCCGCCCGCGAATTCCTTGGACAGCATCGTGTTGCCCGCGTCGCGTGAGCGCGCCGGTTTCACCCGCTCCCGCAGCTCGGGGCTCTCGTCAATTAGCGGGTCGATCCGCTGGCGCGAGTTGCGCTTGGCCAGTTCCACGGTCGGCTGGACAGCGAGCATCGGGCCCGGTGCCTGGTGGATGGCGAAGCCGATCCAGTTGTTCCCGGCCTCGGTCGCGCCCACCTGCGCCGCCTTCATAAATACGATCCGCTGCGTGGGATTGCCGGGCGACAGCCGATCCATGATCTCGCGCATGTAGGGCGTGCGCCCTGTCCGATACCGCCCGGGCTCGGCCGAGGCGCGGCCCGAAAGCATCCGGTGCCGGTCCGCCCATTCCGAAACGGTCAGATCGGGGTCAGGCGTCAGACCCGCGCCCCAAGTGCGCAGGATTTCCGCCGCGCCGTCGAAATCCGTCAGGCCCGACCCTTCGCTTGCGCTCCGGGCGTTCGGTCCTCGCAAGGGTCCACTGGACCCTTGCGTTTCGCTGTCGCGAAACCGGTCCTCACCTTCATCGGAAGTCAGGCCGGACCTCGGCGAGTTCGTCGAGGTGGGCACGTACATGTTTCTCCAGGACCTTCTGCATCGCGGCTGGCTCGACGCCCAGATCGGCCGCCATCAGCGCCGCCGTGCGCGCAGGCCAGTTCACCCAGGCATCCCGCACCTCGCGCGCGATCCGGAACACCAGCGACAGCGCGCGTGCCCGCTCGATCAATTCTCCCTTAAGCTTCTGGAGCCGGATGCGTCGCTCCTGCGCCTTTAGCACTTCGTTCGCGGTCTTTGCCTGCAGGAAGGTGGTGCCGCCCCCGACCGCTGGGACAGCCAGACCCTGTTCGCGCAGCGTGTCGCCGACTGCAGCAACGGCGGCCTCGGGGACCGGCTTCAGCTTCAGTTCGGGCAACTTTCGGGTCTTCGAAGGATCCGTCATCTCCGTCCGCCGCGCGTCGCTGGCCGCCGCATTGATGCTGCCGTCGGGATAGAGGACCAGCCGTTCCGCCGTCTTCGCCTTTTGGATCGCACCCCGCGACAGCCCGACATGTGCGGCGTACTGGCGCTCGCTCATGCCCTGCATCGACGGCTCCGATTATCATTCAGATTCATGTGCTTATCTCGTTGATAAGCATCGCGGACAGAGCGAACGTCACTCCAACGAAGCGATGCAACTCGACCCAAGGAGCCACCCCGATGACCCGCCGCACAGCCGACAATTCGAAGGCCCTCGACGCATACATCGCCGCGAAGACCGAGATCGACGCGATGCTAGAGCGGCTCGCGGCCCTCAGCGCGGACCACTTCGAGACCCACCCCGACGGGATCAACTGGGGGCACGTCGGCACCCTGAACCACTACCGCGCCAAGCTGCGCGAGATCAGCGACATGGCCTTCAAGGAAGGCGAACACGCAGAGTGACGCTGCGCCCATCGGGTCCCGCCCGCCGACAGGCGGGCTCGATCTCGTAGAAGGGCTCGCATGCAGCGCGCCCCGATACGGGAGACGACGATGACCCAGCTTTCCGACACCCAAGCCCTGATCCTGAGCGCCGCCGCCCAGCGGCCCGAGCGCATCGCCCTGCCGCTGCCCGAGAGCCTGCGCGGCGGCGCCGCCTCCAAGGTGGTCGGCGCGATGATCGCCAAGGGCTTCCTGCAGGAGGTCGACGCCGACCTGCGCAAGGGCGAACCGATGTGGCGCGAGACCGGCGACGGCCACGGCACCACGCTGGTCGCCACCGACGCAGGCCTCGCCGCCATCGGCATCGAGTTCGAAGACGCGAACACCGCGCCCACGGGCGCCAACGACGCGCCGAGCGACGCGCCCGCGCCGGATACCGCCACCGAACCCGAAGCCTCGCCCAAGGCGCGCACGCCGCGCGAGGGCACCAAGCAGGCCACGCTGATCGCCATGCTGCGCGCGCCGGAAGGCGCGACCATCGATGAGATTGCCGCCGCCACGGGCTGGCAGTCGCACACGGTGCGCGGAGCAATGGCCGGGGCCCTGAAGAAGAAGCTCGGCCTCGAGGTGACCTCGGAGAAGGTCGAGGGGCGCGGACGGGTCTACCGGCTTCCCGCCGCCTGACGCCGCGAGAAAATTGCTACGCCGCCGCCCCGACCGGGCGGCGGTTTCTCATTGCCACGACAGCAGATCGCGAGCGGCGGCTTGCAGGATGTCCTGCGCCATGCGCGGCTCGCAGGTGTAGATGCCACCCGGTTCCGGCTCGCCAACATGCTCCGCAAACCAGTCCCGTCCCTCGTCCGAAATCGGACGCAGGACGACGATGGTCCCGTGATCGTTGATCTCGATATGTTGCCAGCCTTCGGACATGGGCCAAGGCTACCAACTGGATTGCCGATCCGCCAGCGGTGGCATCAGACCCGCCGCAGCCGCTCGAACAGCCGCCGCAGTATGTAGGACCGCGCGATGCTGACAACTGTGAACACCGCGCCCATCTTCAGGTTCTGCGCCAGCGTCGTGTGCAGGCCGAAGACCGGGAAGATCAGGATCTGCGTGACGACTGCAACGCCGTATCCGACGATCACGTTGGCGACGGATTCGACCAGCGACATGAGGCGGGACTGCTTCATGCTGCTGCCTCATCCATCGGCCAGCAGCTGAGCCGCGAGAGTTCGCAGCGCATGCGCCGCAACCAGGGGGACCACGCCGTTGCCGCAGAGGCGAAGCCGGTCCACCCGGTGGGCCAGCCCATTAGCGCCTCGACGAACAGCGGGTTCAAGGTCCGGCGCGAATCGCAGGTAGCGCGCCCAGCCATCGGCGTCACCAGGACCTGGCGGCCAAGCAGGCCGTTCACCGGCGTGTTCGCCAGTGTCGTCGCCCCATCCTTGTGATCGCGGGCCGTCGGCGTCATCCACATGCCCGCCGAATGGGTCAGGTCGGCCGAGCGGCGGTTGCCCGCACTCGGTTTGCACCCATCGTTCGCCATCGGCGTGGGCCAGAGCGCGGCCGTCGTCGCGAGGTTCATCCCGTGCTGGCCTGCTTCCTGCGATGGCGTCGGTTTGGTCTGCCGGTTCTCGTTGGCGCTGGCGCGGGGCGTCGGCCACAGCCGCAGCATCTCGGTCCGGTTCCCGCCACTCGACCGGGTGCCAGAGCAGGCGCGTGGGGTCGGCCAGTTCGTCGCCCTCGCGGATGGCGAGGATGAAGAGCCGCTCGCGCCGATGGGGCGCACCGACTTCCGCCGCCGTGAAGAGGCCTGCCGCAAGGCGGTAGCCCATGCCGACCAGTCCGCTGGCGACTTCGGGGAAGCCGAGGCGGAGATGATGGGCGACGTTCTCGAGGAAGACGAAGGGCGGCTCGACCTCGCCGATGATGCGGGCGACATGCGGCCAGAGGTGGCGCGGGTCGTCGGCACCCCGGCGCTTGCCCGCGACGGAGAACGGCTGGCACGGATAGCCCGCAGTGACGATGTCCACCGCGCCGCGCCACGGGCGGCCGTCGAAGGTGGCAACATCGTCCCAGACAGGCGCGCGATCCATGGACGCGTCTTCCATCCGCGCCACGAGAGTGGCTGCGGCGTAGGTTTCCCGTTCGACATGGCCCACAGCACGATATCCGGGGATGGCGATGGCAAGCCCGAGGTCGA